TAGCTGCGGGCTTCGGCGAGGGCGCCGTCGCGCTCGGCGAGGGCGGCGTTGTATTTGGCGAGGATCTGGTCTGCTGCGGCGATCTTGGCGACAGGGCTTTCGATCGGCTCGATGACTTCGGGCTCGGGGGTAGGCTCGGCTTCGAGGACGGTCTCGACGGCGGGCTCGGCGGCCGGGGCTTCGACAACTTCGGGGGCGTTTTCGCTGACGACGGTGTCGAGGATTTCGACCTCGGGCTCGGCGACGGGTTGGGTTTCGGCTTGGCTCTGCATAGATTTTGCTTTGGCGAAGGTGTCAAATCGGGCGCGGAGTTGGGCGGGGGTCGCAGTGGCTGCGGCAGCCACGCCTTCCTCGATGGCATCGGCGAATCCGAGGGCCACGGCTTCGACAGCGTCCAGCCATGTTTCTTCGTCCATCATTTGGGCGATGCGGTCGGCCTCCATGCCGGTTTTGCGGACATAGGCGTTGCGGAGGGAGTCTTTGAGTTTGTCGAGGAGGTCGGCTTCGCGGCGGAGCTGATCCGAGTCGCCCATGGAGACGGTCCACGGGTTGTGGATCATGAGGAGCGCGTTGTCGGCGATGTAGACGGGAGCGCCTGCCATGGCGATGACCGAGGCCATGCTGGCGGCGAGCGCGTCGATGTGGACGGTCAGACCGCCTTTGTGTCGGCGGAGGGCGTTATAAATGGCCGTTCCCTCAACCACGGACCCACCGGGCGAGTTGATGCGAAGGTGGATGTGCTGGCCGTCGAGCTTGCCGAGGTCGGCGAGGAACTCTTTTGACCCTGCGCCGAAAGCACCGACTTCATCGTAGAGGTGAATCGTTGCCGTGCCGTCGTTGGATTTTTCCAATGCATAGAATTTGATCATGGTGTGGGTTGGGTTGGTTGGGTGAGAGCTTCGGCTTGGGCGGGGAAGACATCGCCGAGGTTGAGTCCGAGGGATTCGCATTTTTCTTTGCGGCGAATGTAGGCGCTGAGGATGTCGTCCTCTTCGGCTTCGGCATCGAGGCCGTGCAGGTTGCAGTAGCGCTCCCAAGACATATAGCCGGAGTCGAGAAGCTGGGCGTAGAGGCGGCCGTCGCGGCCGTTGTCCACGGTAATTTTTCGCGGGGCGACGAACTCACAGCGCCACCAATCATCTCCAGGGTAGGGCAAACGCCCGGCTTGAATTTCTTGGTAGATCCAGAATTTCCAGAGCGGTCGGCAGAATTGATCAATCAGCATTTGCTGGAGCCGCTCGAGGAAGTTTTGGGCGACTTCGAGGAGGCCGCGAAATTCGGTGCCTGCGCTGCCGACGAAGATCATGAGTGCCTCGGGCGGGAGGCCCATGCCTCGGGCGATCTCGCCCATGATGGTGCGGATGAATGGCTCGAAGGCTCCGGCGGGGTGTTCGTTTTTGAAAGATTGGATGGACTCGCCGGGCTTGAGGCGCGGGATGAGCGTGCCGTTGTAGAGGGCTTCGGTGCTGATCTCTTCGCCGTTGGGGCCGGTGATCATCTTGCCTGCGCCGAGGCCGATCTTTTGGGCTTCGTTGCTGGTGACGACAAATCCGATCTGGGCGCCTGCTTTGGCGGATCCTTTTTCGTAGGCGAGATATTCGACAAGGTCGTGGCAGTTGGTGATGGCGTTATGCAGCCACGAGACTCCACGGGGGTATCCTGCCCGGCGGATGTGCCGGAAGTGCAGCATGTCGGCGGCTGGGACATCTTGAAATTTTCCAGAGGCCCGGTCGGTAATGACGCGATAGCTGACGGGGGCGTTGAAGCGGTCGAGAAGAACGCCGTCGAAAGCGCGCTCGTTGCTGTTGGCCGTGGATCCGACCGCCTCGGCGCCGATGAATCGGACGCGGGTGCCGCCTGCTTGGGTGGAAAGAAATTGCGCGAAAAAGTCGCCGTCGCAGGCGACTTGGCGGAGGATGAGGGATTGCGCGCCGTAGAAATTCACCTGGGCGCTGGCATCGAAAGCCCACGCATCACCGCAAGCGCGGTCTTCGAAGGCGCGCTCGGCTTGGCGGTTCCATGCGGTGTCGGAGGTGCGGGCCTTGGGGACGATGCCGGTTCCCACGGCGCGCTGAGCGAGGTGCTCGATGAGATAGGAGGCGGTGCCGAAATTGTTGTAAAGCCAGCGGGCGCGCTGCATGAGCTCCATGCGAGTCCGTGGCGCGAGTTCGCGCTTGGGCTCGTAGGTATTCATGACAATCAAGGAGCGCTCGCGTGAGTGCTCCGCTCCTTCAAAGGCCGCTGCTTGGGGGTCTCTGCGCGGACGGCCGGCACCGGGGCGCGGACCACCCCAACTTGATTTCTTGATTTTCGGAGCCATTGACTCCGAGGGCCGTGTCAAACGGGGGTCGTGAAAAACGAGCGGTCGAGGACCGTGCAGAGTTGCCGGCCGTTTGGCTCAGCGAGGATTTCTTCGAGGGCTTGGAGGAGGAGCCACTTCGGGAATGAGACCTGTCCGCTGGATGCGGTGCCGTCGCCGCTGATGGATGTGATCGTGACTTCCTCGGAGGCGGAGAGAAAAGCCGCGTCGGCGAGTGCCTGGAGTTCGGCGACGGTCTTGGTGCGGCGGAGGTAGGATTTAACGCCGCTGATTTTGTCGAGGTCGGTCACGCCTCGGCGGGCGTGTCAAAGAATCAGCGGTTTAACCACAACCGAGCGCCGTGGCAGGCGGGGGTAGAGCAACCGAAGGTTGGCCCGAAGGGCGAGACTCGCGGGAGCGAGCGAGTCAAAGGACACGGAGAGCACAGAGGGGGAGAGACCGGCGTAGAGGTGGTGAGCTTTTTAAGGAGGCACAGCACGCCTTCCCCACTTGCGCCGGTCAAAGTTGGCAGGGACGGTGCGCGCTTCCTTTTCAAGCGTGGGCTTTCGGGAGTCTCGGGCCATGAATGACCGCCCATCCCACCGTTGCATGTGGCTCCGGTCGTGTGTCCGCCTGCCTGCGTGGAGGCGGAGGAGTCAAAGAGGGATCAGGTGAATTTTGTTCGCTTTGAACTCCATGGCGAGTTCGTATTTTTGTCCGCCGCCGCTGTCTGGGAGTATCGACTCGATATACTTCCCGCGTGACTGGTCGCCTCGGGCGCGGTCGAGCTTGTCCCAACTCTCGGGCTGCATCGACACGGATCGCGTGACGGCTGTCCGGCCTTTGGCGTTTTTTGATTTCGCTCCTTTGGGGCGGCCCGATCCTTTGCGCGGGCCGCCGTGGGTAGTGGGCTTTTTGCTCATGGTCTTGGGTAGTAGCCAACCGGTGTGTCCACTTGGGTGAGGGTCGGGTTCTTTTGCAGGATTTCGGCAGCTTGCGCGGGGGTGATTTCTTTTGAGACAACGGCTCGCGTTCCGATGGTTTTGAATTTGATTTCGGTTTTCATTTTTTCGAGCGGGTGGATTTGAGGTTGTGGGCGATGAGGATTTGTTCGGATTTTTGGAGGGCAAGGGCTAAGTCTTCAAGCGTGCTTTTCAGTTCTTTGCCGAGGATCACAAGGCAGGCTAGCGAATTGTAGAGGCTTCGGTCGTTGGTTTTCATTTTTGTTTTGGTTGGTGGCGCGGGGATCGAACCCGCGCCGGGTGGGGTGTTAGGCGAAACAGGCGCGAATCATTTTAGAAGACCATGGCCCCATCGCGCAGGGGTCACCTTGAAATTTGATGAACCATTGCAAGCGTGTTTTGTATTTTCTCCCCATGGGAGTGATCCCGCTTTGACGCTCGCAAGTTAGAATGGCGCTTCTGTTTTTGAGTTTTGCCTCAATGGATTTTTTGCGAACTTCAAAGGGGCCGTAGTTTTTTGTAATTGTTGTCATTTTGTCGTTTTGGTTTTTGGTTATGTTGATTATCCGAGGCGGGCGGCAAGCCAGCGGACTGCACCGGCTTGGGTTTTGAAGGTTTTGGAGGCGCTGAATGTGAGGGCTGTAAATGTGCCGTCGTTGTTGCGGGTGATTCCGCGTGTCAGGCTCTCGTTGTTGTTCATTTGGATTTTTGTTGTGGTGTTGTTTTTCATAACGCAATCACTCTCTCATGAACTTGATTTCTCGTCAACAACTTTTTTTCAAGAAAATGAAAATAATTTTGGAGGCTTGCGGAGCCGCTTAAAACCTAGCTCGGCGGGCGGGGGTCATTTCGGTGAGCGCACCGAGATGATCAGTTTTTCAAGATGTGCCAGGCGACATGGCAGAGTTTCACGGCGTCCATGTAGTGATCTTGCGCGACGGATTTCCATACGAACTCTTGGCCGGTGGCGGTCTTGCGGGGAACGAGGCGCTGGCCGCTCATGCCGCGAAGGAAGTCCTCGGTGGTGTCGCGCGGGATGGCGAGCGGTGGCTTGCCGTTGCGGATGCGGTCGATGAAGAGTTCCGTTTTGATGGCGTGGTCGACGAAGGTGTAGAGCACGACGCCGGGGAAGTCGTCGATGACGGTGCGCCCGATGCGGCTGCCGAAGGTTGCGCCGGAGCCTTTGGCGGCGTGCCAGAATCCGGCGCTGACTTGGCAAGCGGTGTAAACGCGGAAGGTGGCGAAGCCGGAATCCATGAGGCCGCACTCGGGGCGGACTTCCTGCCCGCTGGGTGTGCGGTAGATGCGGCGGGGCGAGTCGGCGAGGAGGTCTTCGATGGTGAGCGTGGTTCCGTAGTCGAGGACATAGCTCTGGCCGTTGGCGTCGAAGGCCACCGTGGCCCAGTGTTGTTTATCCTGGCCGATGTCGGCGCAGGTGACGATGTGCGCTGGCTCGATCGGGCAGGTGCCGCGCGTGTAGTCGCCGCGGAGGCTGAGAATGTTGGCGTCGCCGATGCTGGTCTCGACCTGCTCCCACGGCATGGCCATCGTGCTGTTGGTGAAATCTTGCAGGCCGTTGAGCGTGTCCTTGTCGCGGAGGAATTTCACTGCGAGCGCGCCGAATGTGCAGGACCGCCACGGCGCGTAAAGGGAGTTGAGGTGGAAGCTGCGAAACCCGCGCTGGGCGCTGGGGTTTGTGGCTTGCCACTTGCCGTCTTGGAGGGCTTCGATTTTCTGGCCGTCGTTCCACTCGCCTCCGCACCGCTGGCAAATGTAGCGCGCGGACTCTTCGACGCGGGCCATGTTCCACTTGCCGGCCACTTTCGCCTCGGTGTCCCATTTCACTTGCTCCCATAAAAGTTCGATGCGCTCGTGGCAATGCGGGCAGGCGAGCATGAAATTTTCCTGCGTGCCTTTCTGGTATTCCTGCCATATCGCGCCGTCCGGCGTGGTGGGCGTGCTGGTCTTGACGCGAAGCGCGCCGACGAAGGACTTGGTGCGGTTCTCTGCGAGGAAGAGGGCGGAGGTTTCTTGGTCGGTCTCGCGGGCGAATTTGTCCACCTCGTCCATCAGAAGGAGTCCGGCGGGGCGGCTGGCGAGGTTCGCCGGGGAGTTGCTGCCGACGAAGACGAGCGAGCACCGCGAAAAATGTTGCTCGAGGTTTTTGAAGCGGTGCCGGTCCGCGGGCTTCTGAGCGGCGAGCGTGGCGCTGTCGTCGAATAGCGGGAGCCAGCGGGTTTCGGAGAACGATCGGGCGAGGCCTTCGGTGGGCATGACCCACACGACGGGCTGCGGCTTGTTCACGATCCGCCAGGCGGTGCCTGCTTGCACCATCGTCGTCTTGCCGGTCTGCGTGCCGAAGACGAGCACGAGGTCGGAAACATCGACATCACCAAAACACTCGAGCGGCTCGCGGAGGTAGGGCGTGAGGCGGGTGCTGAAGTTGCCGGGCATCTGCGTTTGCCGCTCGCTCAGGATCACCTCGTCAGCGCACCACTCGGTGACGGTGCGCCGGTCAATCGGTGCGTAGATCGAGCGCAGGTGTTCGCGTAGGGCTTCGGCGGCGGGGGTCATGCCGTGGAAAAATGGAGCGCCGGGGTCGGTATCGAGCCGCCCTCTGCACCTTGGAAAGGTGCCGTGTCCGTAGTGTCACTTCCGGCGCGTTTGGGTTTGCCGAGATACATTCCTGCACCGCGTTTTTGTATCTCGGAGAACGGTAAAATCGGGACTGTCAAACGGCTTCGAGCCGCTGGGTTTAAAAAATAGATGTAACGGAGTTGGAAGCCTGAAAGCGGTTTTGAACCTTGTGGGATTTTTGCGCCGCCGTTTGCAAGAATGTGATCGCCTTTTGTGACAGTCATTCTGGAAACCTTTGATCCGTCTGGCATAAGAAGAATCTGATTGTTCTCCTTGATACCGGTCAGCGCAAACCCGCTCGCCCGGTAGATCGTTCCGTCTCCGCATTGCGTGCCATCGGCGAAGGAAACAACCCATTCAATGTGGGGATAGGATTTGCGAATCAACTTCATGGCGACGCTGATGGCGCGGCTTTCGGAATTGCGTGGAAGCCAATCGGAGAAGGCCATGCGATTGAGTTCGATGAAATTGTTCCATCCTGTGCCTTCGACGAGGCCTTGGATTTTTCGTTTGTCGAGAGACGGGCCGAATTGCATCGCGCCGCCGCATTTGCCGTTGAGGAAAACGCCGAAATGTAGCTGGGAATTTTGAACGACCTTGCCGGAGTAGTGGCAGGATTTCACGATGCGGTCGGCATCGGCGCGGCTGATTGGCTTGACGACAATATCCTTGGCGCTCATGCGTTGGCGCGGTTGAAAGATTGGCAGATGAAAGCGAGGGCGTTGCCGTTGCTGTTTTCGTTCACGGCAGATTGAGCGTGTCCCATTTCTTTCGCTTTGGAGATGGCGGCTTCGACTTCCTCGGCTTGCTCATCGTGGAGGGTGAAAGTTTTTTGCTGGAAGGGTTGCTTGTCGCCGTCGGCAAGCGCGGGCATTTCGGTTTCTGAAATATCGAAAACCCCGGCCTCGGAATCGGTGAATCCAAGTTCAGCGACATCCAAGTCAGCGGCGGCGAGATCCGCGAGCTCGAGCTTGAGCATTTCCTCATCCCACCCGCCGCCGATCTCCGCGAGTCGGTTGTCGGCGAGGATGTAGGCTCGGCGCTGCGTGTCGGTGAGGTGGCCGAGGCGGATGCAGGGGACGGTCTCGAGGGCGAGGGATTGAGCTGCGAGGACGCGACCGTGACCGGCGATGATGCCGTTGTCCTTGTCGATGAGGACGGGGTTGTTAAAGCCGAACTCGCGGATGCTCCCGGCGAGCTTGGCGACTTGGCTGGCGTCGTGCTTTTTCGCGTTGCGCGCGTAGGGGATGAGGTCGGAGGTTTTGAGGTGTTCGATGGTCATATGGCTTTTCGGATGATGGTCGTGAGGTTGTCGGCCCACTCGGCAAGGGTGGCCTCGATGGTTTTCTGCGGTTGGCCGTGCAGCCGGGTGGCGAGGGTCTTTGGCATGACTTCGAGGAGCTGCTTGGCGGTGATATGCGGGCGGCTCGTGATGTCGCGCGCTTCGTCGTAAAAGAGGGTGATGGCTTCCTGGCGCTGCCAGTCTTTGAAATCCTTCTCGGCCTTGATGCGGTTGTTCCGACTGGCGATGTAGATTTGGTTTGCCTTGCGGATGTCTTCGACCGAGCCGCCGTTGCGCTTGCAGATGACGAGTTCGTTGTAGCCGACCTTCTCGGCAAGGCGGGCACGGCGGAGGGATTGGCGCGGCGTGTTGTCCTCGTCGTCCGGCTCGGGTGCGCTGTCGTGAACCGGCGGCGGTGTAGGAACTGGCAGAGGCTCGGCAGGCTCCGGCACTCTCGGAGGCTCGGCGACCTTGGAGAGTTTCGGCGGAGGCGGCGGTGTGCCGCGTTGCCCACGCTTGGCGCGGGGCGGGGCGTTCGATTCGCGCCACGCCTGGGCGGCGTCCACCGAGGTCGTGGGCATGCCTTTCTTGACGAGGCGCGAGACGACGCTCTTGTCGATGCCTAAGGCGTTGCTTAATTCCGTGATTCCCACGGACAATGCAACGATGTCAAATTATGCAACGCTCAAAAGAATGACGAGCGACTGGCAAAC